AATGATAAATAAATTAAACTATACAGATAAAGAAACTGCAATAAAAGACTTCTTAAAAAAAGGAGTTTTAATTGAGGTTGAGGATTTAAACAAAGAAAAGCAACTTGTTTACGGAAAAGGCATACAAGCTATTGTAGAAATTGGTAAAATTGTTTTGACTAATGGAACTTATGATGCAGACTTTAAAGAAGTAACTGCACCTGTTTACGCAGAGGGTTACGCTTACGATATTATGAGTGATATTGAGTACAAATTTGAAAGCGAAATATTCCCAAATAATCCAAAGCATAATTTTGCAGGATGCGAGCCAATTAAAGAAATTGATTTTAAATTATTAAGCGATGAGCAGGCAGCAATTTGATGTTATATTAAACAAGTTAATTAGCAGAAAATTATTAGTTTTTGCTATTGCTTGTTTTGGATTGTTTAACCAAAGTTTAACTTCATCTGATTGGGTTGTTATTGCTACAGCTTATATAGGAATTGAAGGAGTAACGAATATAGTTGAACGATTAAGAAAATGAAACAATACATTTTAGATTTAAGGCAATCAGTTATTACAGGTGGATATTTTATGTTCACATTTGCAAACGTTGATGTTATTATGAAAGTAATAGCTTTTGTAATAGCCACAGGATATACAGCAAGAAGATGGTATCTAATGGAAAAAAACAAAAACAATGAAACTAAATAATTCGGGCTATCTTTTAATTACAGAATTCGAAGGTTTTAGTGCAAAGCCTTATTTATGCCCTGCAAAGATTCCTACAATAGGATATGGTAATACTTACTATTCTGATGGAAAACGTGTAACAATGTTAGACAAAGAAATCACTAAAGTACAAGCATTTGAAATGTTTAAAACAATAGCAGATAGATTTGCTGACAAAGTAAATAAATTAGTTACAAGTCCTTTAAATCAAAATCAATTTAACGCATTAGTTTCTTTAGCATACAATATCGGAACAGGTAATTTTGCAAGTTCTACGATATTAAAAAAAGTAAACAAGAATCACAATGACACTTCTATAGAATTAGAATTTAAAAAGTGGAATAAAGTAAATAAAAAAGAAGTAGCAGGTTTAACAAGAAGAAGAAATTATGAAGCACATATTTATTTTAGTTAGTTTATTTTTAATTGGGTGTGCATCACGCAAAGTAGATATAAAAACAACAGATATTAAAAAAGATAGTTTAGTTGAAACAAAAATAGATTTAACTGAAAATAAAGTTAAAGATTCTACTGCAGAAACAAATACAAAGACTATTATAAATATTGATGAAATTATAATTAAACCTTTAGATAGTTTAAAGGAATTTATTGTAGAAGGTAAAACATATAAAAACGTTGTTTTAAGCTATAAAAAAACTAAAAGTAATACTTTATACAATAATAAAATTAAATTGTCAGAAAACACGTTAAAACACGTTAAAACTGATAGTAAGATAAAAACTTCAAGTAAAGAAAACATTAAAGAAAAGCAAATAGATAAAAAAGCTAATTATTTTATTTATTTGTGGTTTATTTTAGGAATTATAATTATATATTTAATATGGCGAAACAGACTACTATTCTTGTAAAAGAAGATAAAAATATTTCAAGACCCAATATACATAGTAAAAGTAAAAGTTCTAAATTAAAATCTTCAAAGAACTATAAAAAAATATATAAAGGTCAGGGAAGGTAATTTATTTCAGATATTTTAAATATTAAACAATTATTTTTATTTAGTTTAATTTTATATTCTTCTAAATGTTTTATATTTTCAAAAGATTTTATATATTCTATAAATTTATCTTTATTGTTTTTTATTTTAAATCTATATTTTATCATTTTTTAAAAGTTTCTTGTTATTCCTATTGCAAAACTAAAATAAAAAATTTAGATAAAAATTTTAATTTATTAACAACATTGTTTATATCTTGAAATTACATTTGATAAATGAAAAAACCAACACGTAAATCATTAGTAACAAAATTAGATGCTATTTTTAGTCAATACATAAGGCGTAAAGATGCTATTAACGAAATTGCTACTTGTGTTACTTGTGGTAAAAAAGACCATTATAAAAAACTTCAATGTGGACACTTTCAATCACGTTCACATTATTCAACACGATGGGATGAACGTAATGTAGGAGTTCAATGTTATGGATGCAATATATCACGTTCAGGTGAACAATATAAATTTAGTCAATATCTTGGTAATAACTTATCTGAAGAATTACAAATTAAGTCAAAGCAAATAGTTAAATTTGCAGATATAGATTTAATAGAGTTAATAGATTATTATACCGAAAAAGTAAACACTTTGTAAAGTTTCTTGTTTTTCTTTGTTTCTAAAGACCCTGTATTAATAGTGCAGGGTTTTTTATTTGTTAAAATTTTGTTAAAGTTTTATATCATAGTTTTTTATTCAAAATGTATTTATATATTTGCCCTATAATTAACAAACAAAAAAAACAAATTATGAAACAAACATTAAAAAATTTCGGATTAGCTTTATTATTATGGGCAGGTTTATTTACAATGCAATTATTAATTAGTAACTTTATTTAATATGAAAGATTTATTAGACTACAACAGATTTAGAATGGAAGCTATGCAGGAACAAATTTGCAAATTAGAACATCATATTTCAGTATTAGAAACTTATGTGTTTGAACTTGCTGATTTAGATTGCCCCGATGAATACAAAACAATAGTTAAGAAAGAAATTTACAATTCAAAAAACAATTAAAAATGGAATTAACATTAAACCAAAAATTATCTTTAATTCAAAAAGAATTTAAAGCAAGTAAATCAAAGTTTAACAGCTTTGGAAAATACAATTTTAGAAGTGCAGAAGATATATTAGAAGCATTAAAACCATTTAACGAAAAATACAAAGTAAACTTTACAATTACAGAATCAATGGTACACTCACAATTTTTACAATTCCCAATGTTATGTTCTACAGCTTCAATTAATGATGATTTAGACACTATTCAAGCTACAGCTATAGTTGGTATTGATTTAGAACAAAAAGGAATGCAAATGCCACAAAAATTTGGTTCTGCTTCTTCTTATGGTAAAAAATATGCTTTAGGTAATTTATTATTAATTGATGATACACAAGACCCTGATGCAACTAATAACCACGATAAAACGCCTGTAGTTGATGAAAAGAAATTTTTAAATAAAAATACGCCTGAATTTAATAAAGCTATTGAATATTTAAAAAATGGTGGTAGTTTTACAGCGATAGAATCAAAGTATAAAATGGCAAAAGAAGTAAGAGCAGAATTGTTAAAAGTAAAATAGGGAAGCTGAAAACTATATAGAGTAGGCAAATTTTAAAAACAAATAATATGAGTGCATTAATTAACGTAAGTTTAAGAGTTGACAAATTACCAAAAGAAAAATTTGTACAAGGTAAAGATGGAGCAGTTTATTACAACTTTACAGTTGCAGTAAATGATGAATCTAACCAATGGGGGCAAAATGTTTCTTTAACAGATTCGCAAACTAAAGAAGAACGTGAAGCTAAAAAACCTAAATCATACTTGGGTAATGGTAACGTAATTTGGACTAATGGAACTATCCAATTAGCAGAGAAAAAAGAAGGTGTATCTTCAAAAGAAGTGGTAGAATCAGATTTACCATTCTAAATTTAATTGGGTAGTGTAAAAGCTACCCTTTTTTTAAACAAAGAAAACAATGGATAAAAATTTAATGGTTACAGTTTCAGGTGGTAGAAGTTCTGCTATAATGGCAAAACATATATTTGAAAATGAAAAATATTCTGAATATAAAAAAGTATTTGTTTTTTGTAATACAGGAATGGAAAGACCTGAAACAATAGAATTTTTAAAAAACATAGAAAAATATTGGAAAATACCATTAATAAAAATAGAAGGTATTTATTCAAAAGATTTAGGTATAGGTATTAAATATAAAATTGTTGATTATGATAATTTAAATATGAATGCTTTACCTTTTTCAGAAATGATTGAGCATAAAAATAAAGGTATATTTGATGGTTTACCAAATCAAAATGCACCATATTGTTCTGAAAATTTAAAAACTATTCCTGCTAAAAAACTTTGTGATGATATTTTTGGAGTAAATAATTATAAAATTGCAATAGGTTTTAGAAAAGAAGATATGCCTAAACGAATATCTTGGGCAGAAATTAAAGAACAAAAGCAAAAAATATTTCCTTTACTAACAGACTTTGAAACACCTATATCACAATTAGATTTAAATAAATTATGGAAAAAAGAAAAATTTAAATTAGAATTGCACGGAAAATTTGGTAATTGTGAATTATGTTGGAAAAAATCAGATAATAATTTAATAGAAAATATTATATTTGGCACAAGGTTTATAGATTGGTTTAAAAATCAAGAAGAAAAATATAATAGTGTATCTTTTAGAGGTCACAAATCAATTACAGATTTAGTTAAATTATCTGAATTACCAAGAAACTTAAAATTAGAATTAGAAACAGAAGATGACTTTAACTGTGTATGCAGTTTTTAAAACAAACAAAAACAAGAAAACAATAATATGGATATAGAAGCACAAAGGTTATTAATGCAAATGTTTGAAAAAGATTGTTTAATAAATCCATTAGAAAAAATAGAATATCCTAAACCTGCAATATCATTTGGAACTAAAATATATGAAACAAAAGATGGCTCAAAAGAATATCCTGTACCTTTAGGAACTTATGGCAACTTTAGCTTTGTACAAGCACCACCAAAATCAAAGAAAACATTTTTTGTAAGTTTATTATCAGCAATATATTTAGCAGAACATTTAGAATCATTTTGTGGTGATTTAAAAGCGAATAGAGAAAACAAACATATAATACACTTTGATACAGAACAGGGTAATTTTCACGCACAAATGGTATTTAAACGACCATTAGATATGACAGGTTTAAAAAGTGATAGATACCATACATTAGCTTTAAGACAATTATCATTTAAAGAACGTGTTGAATTTATAGAATACTACCTTTATGACAAATTAGAAGCAAAAGAAATAGGTTTGGTTATTATTGATGGTATTGCAGATTTATGTTCTGATGTAAATAATATTGAAGAATCAAATGCTGTGGTGCAGAAATTAATGAAATGGAGTAAAGAATTAGATTGCCATATAGTTACAGTTATTCACTCTAATTTTGGTTCAGATAAACCTACAGGTCATTTAGGTTCATTTTTAGAAAAGAAAGCAGAAACACAAATACAATTAGAATTAAATACAGTAAACAAGGGTTTAGTAACAGTATCTTGCAAACGTTCACGTAATGCACCATTTGATAATTTTAGTTTTAAAGTTAATAGTTTTGGATTGCCACAAGTTGAAGGAGCATTTTACGACCCACTAAAAGATATATTTTAATATGGAAAAATACAAAGTTTTAAATCTATATGCCTGTTTAGGTGGCAATAGATACAAATGGACAGATTGCGAAGTTACAGCAGTTGAATTAGATGAAGAAGCTGCAAGACTTTACCAAGAACGATTCCCAAATGATATTGTAATAATAGCAGATGCACATCAATATTTGTTAGACCATTATAAAGAATTTGATTTTATATGGAGTTCGCCACCTTGCCCTACACATAGTAGATTTCAAACTTCAATGAAAACAATTAGAAAAATGCAATATCCTGATATGAAATTATATCAAGAAATAATTTTTTTAGATAATTTTTTTGAAGGAAAATATTGTGTAGAAAATGTAATACCTTTTTATGAACCATTAGTACCTGCACAAAAAAGAGGTAGACATTTATATTGGACTAATTTTACTTTACCTACAAATCTTAATGAAAGAAAGAATCCTGATTTAGCAAGAGAAAAAGATTTAATAAATAGTTTATCAGAATTTCACGATTATGATTTTAGAAAATATAAAGGAAAGCAATCAGTTCAAAAAATGGCTCGTAATTTAGTAGACTATGAAGCAGGTTTAACTATTTTTAATATTGCAAGAGGTATATTTGAAAAACCAAAAACAAATCAATTAGAATTATTATGACAACAACAATAAAAACACATTTAGAAGATTTACAAACTTCTGCAACACGAATGTTAACATTAAATTCAGATAATAAAATGTTAATAAGTTATTTTAAAGACTTAACAGAAAAGTTAATATATTTACAGCAGTTAGTTGAAACAGATTCTAAATATGATTGGATTGAAATAGAAAATCTAATTGTAAAATTAAAAGAAGTAGATACAGAATTAACACACGTTAATATAGAAGTTCAAATAGCAGAAGTAAAAACAGAAAAGAAATCAGCATATATAAAAAAATAAAATTATGGAATTATTTACAGTAATATTAGTAATTATTTTAGCAGTAGTATTTTTAGCAACAAGTTTTTTTGAATGTAATGTTATTATTACACCAATTAAAGGAATAATGTTCGGTGCATTATATAACGATGATGTATATGATATTGAAACAGACCACACAATACAAATAGTAATATTATTTATATCATTTAACTTTTTATGGACAACTTCAAATGGCTTGAACAAGTAGCAAAGCACCACAAGGAATGGGTTAAAACAATCCAAAAACTTGGTGAGTACGATTATGCTGAAGATATAGTACAAGAATCTTATATTGCTTTAATGAAGTATGCAAATGCAGAAAAGTTAATAGATGATAAAGGTAATGTACGCAAAGGTTATATGTTTTTTACCCTACGTTCTTTATACTACCAATATTACAATAAAAAGAAACTTGTAAATAAAGTGCCTTTTGATGGATGTTGGGAACTATTTGATGATTCAAACATAGAAGAGCATAATGCTTACAATGATATTTGTTTAATGATTGATGAAGAAATAGATAATTGGCATTGGTACGATAAAAAGCTATTTAAATTATATCGTGATACAGATATGTCAATGCGTGATATTGCAAGTGAAACTAATATTAGCTTAATTTCAATATTTCATAGCATTAAAAACTACAAAGAAATACTTAAAAATAAGTTTGAAAAAGATTACCAAGATTACATAACAAATAATTACACAAATATTTATTAATTAAAATCAAATTAAAATGGCAAAACAAAAAGCAAAAGGTTTAGGTGACACTGTAGAACAAATAACAACAGCTACAGGAATTAAAGCAGCAGTAGAAATGTTTAGCAAAGCAACAGGTATAGATTGCGGATGCGAAGAACGTAAAGCAAAGCTAAATGAGTTATTTTCTTATTCAAGAAAGGTTAATTGTTTAACTGAAAAAGATTATAATGCACTTACAGATTTAATTTCACCAAATAAAAGCACTTTAACTATTGAAGAGCAGCAGATAATTAGTGAAATTTACTACAACGTATTTAATTATAGATTGCAATTAAGTTCTTGTGGTTCTTGTTGGGCAGGTAAAGTTCAGGAATTAAGAAAAGTTTACAACGAATATAAAGTAGATGCCAAATAAATACAGGTTTGAAGTATCATTAAGTAAAGATGAGTTTTCTAAACTTAATAAAGATAAAAAAATATCTTATTTATTTAGAAGTTCATCAGTTGGTAAATGTGCTAAAATATTTGATGATTACTACAAATCAACAATAGAATTAAAACCTGCAGAATGGTATAGATTCTATGAATCAGTAATGGGAATTACTATTTTAAAAGAAGTAACAAATAAACTAATTGAATTAACTAATTTAAGTGAAGCTGTTTGTTATGACTATGTAAAATTTAGAGTACTTGGGCAAACTTGGAATGGTATGCTAAATGAAATAAATTTAATAGAAGAATTAAAACAGGAGTTCCCAAACATTGATTTTAAAAAAGCTGATTATAATTTAGATGAAAACTATTTTACTGATTGGGAAGCATATTCAAATGATAAATTATTTTTAGGTTTACAGATTAAACCAATAACTTATATGTATATGAATACGCCCTATCAGAACCAAGCTAAATTAAATCACGAAAGGCAAAGAACAAACTACAAAGAAAAATTTAAAGTGCCTCACTTTTTAATATACTATGAAAATGGTAAATTATACGAAAAACAAAAGGTATTGAATCAAATAAATATACTATTAACAAATTTAATATAATGGAACAAAACATAATACAACAAGAATATTTAAAAAGCGTTTTATTAAGTCAATTATTGTTAGAAGCAAACGAAAGTTTATTTTTTACAACACAATACAAACAACAAATAAAACACAAGATAAATAGTTTAAATAAAGATTTAGAAGAAGTAGTAAGAAACGAATATAAAATAATTTATAATACCGACCCTGAAACTACAACTAATATTTTAAACAGTATTGAAACAATTATTAAAAAACTTCAAACAAGTTCAATAGATGAATTAGTATTTATAAATGCAGTAATTGATAAATATAAAGAAAACAAAGAGTGGTTTAAACAATATGGAGAAACAGAATTTTTAAAATTAAATGACTAAAAAGCAAGAAGCAACATATAAACCTACAGAAAAAGAAATACAATCAATGTATATTTGCAATAAGAATGATTTAGCATATGTAATACAGCCAATACAATATACAAAGAAATATAAGGTAGTTAAATTTCAAATATCAAATAGATTAGAAGTACACAATTACAAAGAAAATAACATTGATGTTGAATTTACAGAATACGATGCTTTAAAAAAAACAATGGAACTTTATACATTACACTCAAAAAGATTTAACAAATGAATTATATATTAATAATAGTATTTTATGAATTCATAAGGTCAAAATTAATTTGGCTTTGGTATTACTTAATTAAACAAGCGAACAAATGAATGATACAATAGTACAGTCAGTTATAGAACAATTTAAACAACGTTCTGAAGTAGGAATAAAGAAATATAATACAACATTAGATAGAACAGATTTAAGTCGCTTACAATGGATGATTCACTTTCGTGAAGAATTGCAAGATGGACTTTTATATTTAGAAAGAATAATACAAGATACAATTAAAGAAAATGACAAAGAGTAAACAATCTCCCCTGCAAAGAATAAATAGAATAATGGATTTCCTTTGGAAACGTGGAAACAATAAAGAATCTGTTAACGAAGTATATCGTAAAATAATAATTCAAAAGCTATCTAATAAAAGGTAGCTTTTTTTTGTGTTAATTTTTTGTTAAAATGTAATTTATATTAATAACTTGTTTATATTTGCATATATAATTAAACAACTAAAAACAAA